AGTGCTTCCGGTGTATCTTTACACATTAACGGAATAATTGATCAAGATTTTCAAGTAACAGATTTAAATTCAGCATGGACAGCTCCTGGAACAAGCAGGGATCAAGGTTTTATAGTTGGTAGATATCAAGGTAATGCTTCAAATAGACCGCATCACAATGATAATGCTAACTGGTTTGCAAATATATATTCACACGCTTCTGGAGGTACAGCGTCATATGGTATACAATTAGCAGGATCAAATGCTGCTTCTGGTGAGAACTCATTATCTTTAAGAACTGTAAGCAACGGGAGTTTTAGCTCATGGAGAAAAGTTTTTCATGAAGGACACACCCCAACAGCAGCAGAAGTGGGTGCGGCAGCATCTTCACACAACCATGCGGCATCTGATATAACTTCAGGAACGTTTGCAACAGCAAGGATCCCTAGTTTAGACGCTTCTAAAATAACTTCTGGAACGTTTAGTGATTTGTTTGCTAATAGCACTAGATATAATTTTGGGCTTATAGACGGAAACTCAAGCCAAACAAGAGATAAATTAAGAGTTTGGAACAGTAGTTCTTATACTATAGGTATGAAGAGCGGCTTTACTTTTGGACATTTAAATGACTACGCTATGTCATTCCAAATGAACAATGATAATGATAGAGGCTGGTGGTGGGGAGATGATGCACACACGGATGCGCAAGGCGCAATGTCATTAACTACTAATGGTAAACTAACTGTTGCTACATCATTATCTATTGGGCAAGGGGAATCTATCACATCAGCATCAACAGTACCTTTATTTGTTGACGGTACTGCTGTTTTTGACACAACCTCAAACACTGAGCCTGTGTGTATAAGTAGATCCGGCAGCACTTCTACAGAGGTTTTAAAAATAGGTGTAACTGACACTATTGCAACATTTAATTATATAGAAGACACTTCGAGCGAAGGCACAGGTAATTTTGGAAGATACGATTTTATACTAGGAGGCAATTCTAGTGAAACGTCCGTTACACCATTAATATTAGAAAAAACAAAAACCACATCAAACGCAGGTGCTTTTACGTTTGGTACGCCAGGGAATGGAAGTAATACATTAGGAAGATGGCTAAGTTTTGAAGGAAATGCAGATAGCAGTGGTGAAGGTTCTGGTAGATTATTTTTCTCAGAACACAATAGCTCTACAACCGATATGGATGATTATGGTATGTCTATCGGTTATAGAGGTGGCAGCGCATCTGTAACAACAGCTGGTGGTAATACTTGGACAGGTTTATCAGCTATTGGTAATGGCCAGTGGGGAATGTGGGGCCATAATAATAGTCTTGCTGGTTCATTAATTATGTCCGGTGATAGAAACGCTACTTATGTCAATTTTAATGGTAATAATATTACAAATGTTGGCGATCTTACTGCTACAGGATTATTTATAGGTGGAACTGGAGCGGCTAATGAATTAGACGATTACGAAGAAGGAACTTATAATTTGAAATGGAGTTTAGGAGGGAGTGCAACTTATGATGGTAATACCCAAAATTTTGGCTCCCTCTACCAAAATACATCAAAATATGTTAAAATAGGTAGGGTTGTACATATATTTTTAAAGTTTGAATTTAACTCTCATCCATCAAATTGGGCTAGCAGCGGTTCATATGTTTATTTAACAAATCTTCCATTTACACCGCTTTCGGGTTCAGTAGGTGGAAACTTCTCTATGCAGTGGAACAGCGACATAAGTAGTAGCGAACAAATTAAGGATTATGGAGGCGCTGGGCACTTTGGGCACAACGGGAGCATTAGCACCAGCCTCATACAGTTAGGTGTAAGCGGAAGATACAGTTTTGGTTATTACAGCGGTTGGAGTAATAGTGGGTCTCTGCTAGCTAACGACTTTCCAGGAGCGTCGCCAGGTGGAGCGAATGCAATGGTGGGGCATATAATGTATTATACAAATAGTTAAAATTTAAAACAATGAGTTTAACAAAAGAAAGAGCACTAGATAAAGTAGAGTTTGTCGGTGAATGGAAAGTTCTTCAAGTAAGGAATAAAACTGTAATAAAAGAAAACAGTGTCGTTCTTTCGGAAAGTTTTGATAGAGATAGCTACTATCCGGGTGATGAGCTGCCGGAAGATTTGCAGCCTTACGCAAATGGTGTATGGACAGAAACTTTGATTTCTGAATACGCTGCTCATTTGCAGGCTTTAGAAAAGGCTACGGAATATCTAGAAACAGAATAATAATTTTAGAAAATCAATAAAACAAGTGATTATTTAACATATAGTTAAACAATAAATTATAAATTATGAATATGAGTTATGAGTGGAAGATTACGGCTTTAAAGCAAGCACCCACGTTAGACGGATTGTCGAATGTAATCACAAATATAAATTTCGAATATAAAGGAACAGATGCCGACTCAGGTGAATCTGCTGTGTTTTATGGGGCTTGTCCTATAGGCGCACCTGATTCTGAAAACTTCACAGCTATAGGCGATCTTACCGAAGCAGATGTTATTGCTTGGGCACAGGCTAATCATCCTACAGACCATATGGACGAAGTTATTCAAAAAGAAATAAGCGCAAAAATTACACCAACAAATGTAGAAGTAACGGGAGATGATGTTTCCTGGTTGGATTCAGAAGAATCTGAATCATCAGAATAACCATTAACCACAATTAATTGTGCTATAGAAGATGTTCCGTGGTGAGCAAAAAAAATTAGTATATTTGTAAAAATATAATTTAGTAAAATGGCAAAAAGTAAAAAACCAGAAGTGGTAAAACTTGATGATTCAGTTGTTGAAGAACTAAAACAGCTAAGAACAGAACAATCCAACACACAGCTTGATATTGGCGCACTGTCTACACAGCAACACATTTTGCAAAACAGAATGGTTGATCTTGGTCAGCAACTCCAAGGAAAGTTAAATGAATTAGAGAAAGAGCACGGACAGGGCTCTATCGACCTAGAAGCGGGTGAGCTTCATTTGGGTGCTCCAGACAATGGAAATTCGTAAAATATCCATAGGGTCTGATTACAAGGGCAGCGCCATGCATTACATCGTTAACCAAGATGTTTTGAATGGCGCTTATACCATACACCTCATTGACTTTGATGAGGACAAAATCTCTTTCCGTGTATATGTAGAAAAGAACAACGAAGTTTTTTTATGGAAAGAGTTCAATAAAAACATACCTGTATCTGTTGAGTACAATATAAACTTTTAGGATGAAATCTCCTTACTACTTCATTATCAAGCCGTTAGGCGACGAATACAATAATGAGGTGGAGATATCAGGGCAAAAGATCATAGTCAACTCTACGGTTGAGGATCATAAGCATGTAAATAGACTTGCGGAAGTTGTTTATGCTCCAAGCAGGAGTACAAAAGTCAAGTCTGGCGACATAATAGTCGTACATCACAATATATTCAGGATATACTACGACATGAAAGGTAGGGCAAAGAAATCGCCCAACTACTTCAAAGATGGTATGTATTTTATAGATGAATATCAGTTTTATCTTTACAATGACGGAAAAGAGTGGAAGTCAGTTGGCAATTATTGCTTTGTCCAGCCAATAGATAAAGAAAATTCTTATCTTTATGAGGAGGGTACAGAGCTCAACACCGGGTATGTTGTATACGATAATGATTACCTAAACGACCTTGGTGTTAAATTAGGCGATAAAGTAAACTTTACTAAAAACAGTGAGTATGAGTTTACTATAAACGACACTGTTTTGTACCGTATGAGAACTAACGATATATGTGCCTTGCTATGAAAGATGTAAATGAAATAAAAGAAAGAATCATAAAGGCTGGGCATGAAGCTGTCAACCAGCTCATAAAGGTTGCGGAAGAGGAGATCATAAAACCAGATCCAGATGATGAGCTCGCTGCAGATAGGTTAAAAAATGCTGCAGCTACAAAAAAACTAGCGATATTCGATGCTTTTGAAATACTTAACAGAATTGAGAACGAAAAGAACTTGATAGAGAATCCAGAAGAGGAAAAAACAAATTTAACAGGTGGTTTTGCAGAACGAAGATCTAAATAATTTAGGTGTTGTACTAAAGGACTTTATACCAAAAAAGATCTTAGATGACACAAACAAAAAAAAGGGGTTCCGTTATGGATACAATCCTGATATAGATGCTGTAGTTATATCCAAAGATGGTACGATAGGAGATGTAGTCAGAATTAATCATTTAAACATAGCTCTTCCAAAAAAACCTGCAGATATTCATAAAAGGGCAGTTAAACGGAAAGATCAGTTCTGGGAAGCATCTGAGTATCCGAAACAACTACGCCCATTACAGACCATATTTCAGTGGAATGAAATGCCCCGTGATTTCAAAGAAACATGGGTTCCTTATATCGAAAAGGTGTTTAACTACAGAGAGAATGGTTATTGGTTTTACAACAAAGGAACGCCAACGTACATTACAGGGAGTCATTATATGTACCTACAATGGACTAAAATTGATATAGGTAAGCCGGAGTACAGGGAGTCAAATAGAATATTTTTTATATTCTGGGAAGCGTGTAAAGCAGATTCTAGGTGTTATGGAATGTGTTACTTAAAGAACAGGAGATCTGGGTTTTCATTTATGTCATCAGCTGAAGCCGTCAATCAAGCCACCATAACATCAGATGCTAGGTTTGGGATATTGTCAAAGACGGGTGCTGATGCAAAAAAAATGTTTACAGATAAAGTTGTACCTATATCTGTTAACTACCCATTTTTTTTCAAACCAATTCAGGATGGTATGGATAGGCCGAAGTCTGAGTTAGCCTATAGAGTTCCTGCATCAAAACTCACAAGAAAATCAATAGCTAACACAAACATTATTAGTGACTTACAGGGACTAGATACCACAATAGATTGGAAGAATACAGGGGACAACAGTTACGATGGTGAAAAACTTGCACTTCTTGTTCACGATGAAAGTGGTAAGTGGGAAAAGCCAGATAACATACTAAACAATTGGAGGGTTACCAAAACATGTTTGAGGCTTGGTAGTAGGGTTATCGGTAAGTGCATGATGGGATCAACAAGTAATGCTTTAGATAAAGGTGGAAACAACTTTAAAAAACTGTTTTATGACTCTGACCCCACAACACGCAACTCAAACGGACAAACCAAAAGTGGCATGTATAGCTTGTTTATTCCTATGGAGTGGAACATGGAGGGGTTTATAGATAAGTATGGGCAACCTGTTTTAGAGACACCAGATTCGCCAATAACCAGCGTAAATGGTGATGACATTCACCAAAGCGCATTACAATATTGGCAAAACGAAGTGGATAGTCTCAAAAATGATCCAGATGCATTAAATGAATTTTACCGTCAATTCCCACGTACTGAGTCACATGCGTTTAGAGACGAGTCAAAGAACACCTTATTTAATTTGACAAGAATATATGAGCAGATAGATTACAACGATTCATTTGCTATCAAATCAAGTGTAAGTAGGGGAAACTTTTACTGGAAGAATGGTCAAAGGGATACAGAAGTTGTGTTTTCTCCTGATAGAAAAGGTCGGTTTTTTTTAAGTTGGATACCATCCAAAGAAATGATGAACAATGTAGAGGAAAGAAACGGACGTAAGTTCCCTGGTAACGCTCATATAGGAGCCTTTGGTTGTGACTCATATGATATATCGGGAACAGTTGGTGGTGGTGGATCAAAAGGATCTTTGCATGGAATGACTAAATTTCACATGGATGACGCTCCAACTAATATGTTTTTCCTAGAATACATATCCAGACCTCCAACAGCAGAGATATTTTATGAAGATGTGTTAATGGCTTTACATTTTTATGGCATGCCAATTCTTGTCGAAAACAACAAACCTAGATTACTATATTATCTCAAGGACAGGGGTTACAGGCCTTTTTCTATAAATAGACCAGATAAACATAAAAACATACTGTCAAGAGCAGAAAAAGAGCTCGGTGGCATACCTTCATCTCAATCCGTAATTTCTGTACATGCAGAAGGTATAGAAAGCTTTATTCAAACTCATGTTGGTGTGATAAAAGACGAAAGAGATACGGACTTTGGAAGTTGTGGAAATATGTTTTTTAATAGAACTTTGTTGGATTGGGCAAACTATGATATAAATAACAGAACCAGGTTTGATGCCACAGTAAGTTCGGGTTTTGCGATTATGGCAAATCAAACGACAAAGAATAACAGACAAGAAAAACGTAATCAAATAAATCTTAACTTTGCAAAATACAGTAACAAAGGTTTTGTTAGTGAAATTATTAGGTGATTATGATAAATAAGCCGAAGTTCATTTCAGGCAGTGGTTTTCCTAATCAATTTGTGTCAGACATAGAGAAGGATACGTATGAGTATGGTCTCCGTGTTGGGCATGCTATTGAGTCCGAATGGTTCGCAAGAGACCACGGTAGTAGTATATATGGGGAAATAAGATCTGAATATTTAACTAGAAGATTGTACGCTAGAGGGCAGCAGCCTGTTGATAAGTACAAAAACGAATTATCCGTCAATGGCGATCTTTCTTATTTAAACCTTGATTGGACACCCGTCCCTATCATTCCTAAGTTTGTAGATGTTGTAGTCAATGGCATATCTAATAGGCTATTAGATGTTAAAGTTGAAGCAGTAGATGATTTGTCTTCTATGAAAAGGGAGATGTTTAAAAGGGATATGCAATCAGATATGTCAGCAAAACCTGTGCTGTCTATGATAAAGCAAAATACAGGAGTTGATGCATTTTTATTTCCACAAGAAGAAATACCAGAGACTGATGAGGAATTAGGGCTGTATATGGATCTTAAGTATAAGCAAGGCGTGGAGGTTGCTGAAGAGGCAGCTATTAAAACCATTTTAGAGCTTAACGAATACGACGAGCTAAAAAGAAGAATAGACGAAGATAATGTTGTTCTTGGTATTTCAGCTATGAAACACTCTTTTGACCCTCACCACGGTGTTCGTCTAGAGTATGTTGATCCTGTAAATTTTGTATACTCACCAACTGAAGACCCAAATTTTAGAGATTGTTATTACTTCGGAGAGGTAAAATCTGTACATGTTACAGAGATAAAAAAAATAAATCCAAGTCTTACACAGGAAGAAATAGAGGAAATATCAAAACTTGCAAGTAGGTTTGATGGTTACAGAAGCACACAGAACCTTCAGAGTCAGAGTGGTTTAGATAAATCTAACGTTAGTCTTCTTTACTTTTGCTACAAAACAGATCGTGAAGTTGTATACAAGGTTAAGCAAAACCAAAACGGTGGCGAAAAGCCGTTAAAAAAAGACGGTAACTTTAACCCTCCTAAGACAGAACAAGCTAGATTTACAAGGGTAGCAAGAAGGATAGACGTATGGTATGAAGGTGTGCTTGTTTTAGGAACAAATCATTTATTAAAGTGGGGAGTAATGAGTAATATGGTTAGGCCAAAATCGGCTTTTCAAAAAGCTCTACCCCCATATATTGCATCTGCCATAAAAATGTCAAAAGGTAATGTAGATTCTTTAGTCAAAAGAATGATCCCTTTTGCTGACCAAATACAATTAACACACCTAAAACTACAACAGGTCGTTGCGAAAATGATACCAGATGGTGTGTTTATTGATGCTGATGGTTTAAATAGTGTAGACCTTGGTAATGGGGCGTCTTATAACCCTTCTGAAGCCCTATCTATGTATTTCCAAACAGGTAGTGTTATCGGTAGAAGTTACACGGAGGACGGTGACTTTAACAACGCTCGAGTTCCTATCCAAGAGTTAACTAGCAGTGGATCAAATGCTAAGATCGCAAGTCTTATTAATATGTACAACTACCAGCTCAACATGATTAGAGCTGTAACGGGCATCAATGAGGCGAGAGACGGAAGCAACCCTGATCAATATGCTCTTGTAGGTTTACAAAAACTAGCTGCCTTAAATAGTAATACAGCAACAAGACACGTTATTCAGTCTGGTATATTCCTAACAAAAAGGCTTGCAGAAGCTATATCTTACAGAATATCCGATATACTAGAGTATGCTGATTTCTCTGAAGACTTTGCGAAGATGATAGGGAAAAATAATTTTGAAATTGTTCAAGAAGTAAAATCACTTCATCTACATGACTTTGGTATATTCATTGAAATTGAGCCTGATGAAGAAGAAAGACAAATGTTGGAGCAAAATATTCAGCAATCGATTCAATCAGGACAGATAGGCTTAGAGGATGCTATTGATATTCGCAGCATAAAAGATATTACTCTTGCAAACAGTTTACTGAAGATACGTAAGGTAAGAAAAGAGAAGAAAGAGATGGAAAAGCAACAAGCAGCCATCCAGATGCAGACTCAATCAAATACTCAATCTGCTCAAGCTGCTTCTCAATCAAGAATGCAGGAAGAACAATTTAAAACTCAATCTGAATCTCAGATGGAGCAAATGAAAGCGGAGTTAGAGTTGCAACGTATGCAAGCAAAACAGCAACTTGACGCAGAGATGTTAAAACTTAAGCATCAATTCGACCTAGAACTAAAACAAGCGGAAGCTAATATTTTTAAGGGCAGAGAGGAGTATAAAGAGAATCGTAAAGATAACAGAACAGACAAGCAAGCCTCTCAACAGAGTAAATTAATTAGACAACGCAAAGATAACACGCCTCCTGTTGATTTCGAAAAGGAAGGTGAAAACTCTGATGTTTTAGCTAACTTTAGAAATATGATGGGTCAAGAAAACGCATAGTTTTTTTTAATAATTTTGTACCATAAAATTTAATATAATATTATTATGAGTGATGTAAATCAGGACGTTGATTTTAAAGTCGATTTGTCTAAACCTCCTGTAAAAGAGGAGGAGGCAAAAGTCCAAGAACCAGAGACAACTGAAGCAGAGCCTCAAAAGGAGGAAGTTGCTGATGTGAAGGAAGAAAATACAGTTGAGCAAAAAGAAGAGGAGGTTGTAGAAGAACAACAGCCCGAAGCAACTGAGACAGAGCCAAAGGAAGGAAAGCCACAGGAGCTCAAAAAAGAAGACATTGTAAATGATTATCTAACAGATAGATATCAGATTAATGCAAAAGAATTAGAAGACGTTCTTTCAAATAATGAAGAAGTACTAGACCTTCCAGAGGAAGTTGAAAAGTACCTGCAATACAAGGAACAAACCAATCGTGGTTTGAAGGATTTTGTTAAAGCTAACGAAGATGTTAGTGAGTATGAAGATCAAGCTTTGTTGCGTGAGTACTACATGCAAACTAACCCAGAGCTAGATGACAATGATATTAGCTATCTAATCAACGAAAAATATGAAGTTGATGAAAATGTCGATACAGAAAGCGATAGGAAAAGGAAGAGTTTAGAGAAAAAGCAAGAGCTGCATAGAGCAAAAGAGTATTTTAACAATATAAAGGAAAAATACAAAGCACCACTTGAGTCAAGTATGGATGCTTTTCCTGACGATGTTAAAAATGCTGTTGAGTTCTACCAGCAATATAATGATGAGGCTGCAAACCAAGAAAAACTGTCTAATGAGCAAAGAAAAATATTTGAGCAGAAGACATCAAGTTTTTTTAATGATAAATTCAAAGGTTTTGAATATAATCTCGGCGAGAAAACTGTGACCTACAAGCCAAAAAGCGTTAACGAAGTTGCCAAAAATCAATCAGATTTGAACAACTTCATACAACGTTTTGTGGATGAAAAAGGTTTCTTGAAGGACGCTAATAAATATCATCAATCTTTACACATGGCTATGAACCCAGAGTCTTATGCTAAGTTCTTTTATGAGCAAGGTAAAGCCGATGCGGTTAATGAAGTGGTCAAGGATGGAAAGAATATTGATATGAATGTGCGCACAAACGTTGATTCATCGAAACCTGGATCTAAATTTAAGGTTGTAGATAGCAGCCAAGGGTTTGGATCTGGACTTAAGATAAAAAAAAGATAATTAAAAACCTTAAAACACATTAAAAAATGGCACAATCTATTACTTTTAATGGAAGTGGAGCTGTCGCAGGATCTACTTCATTAACACCCGCTCCAGGGAAGTCGTTATCCAATGATAACTACCTTTCTAATAGCGATTATGACTTTGCTCAGCAATATTTACCAGATCTATATGAGAAAGAATTTGAGCGTTACGGAAACCGTTCTGTAGCATCTTTCTTGCGTATGGTTGGCGCTGAGATCCCTTCTAGCTCTGACTTAATTAAGTGGAGTGAGCAAGGAAGACTACACGTACAAGCTTCAGGAACTGTTACAGACGCAGATACCATTGCGGTAACAGGACACAGCTTCCGTACTAACCAGACTATTATCATTAACGGACCTAATGGCGTTCAAGCAAAAGCCCTCATTACTGATGCATCTGCTGCAGATAGTATTGATGTTGCTCTTTACCAAAACTTTAGCCTAGTTGAAAAAACTTCAGGTGGCGATGCATTGTATGCAGCAAACGATGCTGTAACAATCTTTGTTTATGGTTCTGAATTCCAAAAAGGGACAGATGGCATGACTGGATCTCTTGAAGCAGCCTTCGATTCTAAAGAAAACAACCCAATCATCATCAAAGATAAATATGAAGTTTCAGGTTCTGAAATGGCTCATATCGGTTGGGTAGAAGTTACCTCAGAAAACGGTGCTTCTGGTTACCTTTGGTATTTGAAATCTGAAAGCGAAACTCGTTTACGCTTTGAGGACTACCTAGAAACTTCTATGATTGAAGGTGAGCCTGCAGGTACAGGTTCTGGTGTAGCAGCATTAACTACTGGTACAGATGTAGGCTACAAAGGAACAAAAGGTCTCTTCTTCGAAGTAGAAAACAACGGTAACGTTTCTTCTGGAACAATCACAGATCGTGATGACCTTGAAGCTTTAGCTAAAGTTCTTGACAAAGAAGGTTCGATTCAAGAAAATGTTATTTTCGTAAATCGTTCTACTTCTTTTGATATTGACAAAGTTTTAGCTGCTCAAAACAACTCAGGAGCATCAACTGCTTCTTATGGTTTGTTTGACAATGACGAAGATATGGCGTTAAATCTTGGATTTACAGGATTCCGTATCGGGTATGACTTCTACAAGTCAGACTGGAAATATCTAAACGATGCTACTACTCGTGGTAACGTTGGTGGTATTGATGGTATCGTTGTACCAGCAGGTACTACAACTGTTTATGATCAAGTAATGGGAGAAAACGCTAAGCGTCCATTCCTACACGTTCGCTACCGAGTATCGCCAACTGAAGACAGAAAATATAAGTCTTGGGTTGTTGGTTCTGCAGGTGGTGCAGCGACTACTGATAAAGACAACATGGAGGCTCACTTCTTGTCAGAGCGTGCGCTTTGCACAATGGGTGTAAATAACTTCATCTTGTTGCAGTAATATTACATAAGGAGGGGGCTTATTTAAGTTTCCCTCCTTTTTTTTAAATTAAATCAAATTATAATAAAATGTCAAAAACTATTACAGTATCTGGGTATAATGCACTTTTCCCAGATTTAGAACAAAAAACAAGGGTGTTCATTTTAACTGGCAACAAATCACCCATCCGATCAATGATATCGGTAAAACACACAGGCAGAAAACCTCTCACTTATTTTGACGGCAAGCTAAATAGAGCATTGCGTTATGCAACAAATCAACTAAGTCCTTTTGTAGATGAGCAAGACGGCGTTGCTACTTTAGAGCCTATTGTTTTTGAGAACGGAAAACTTATTGTTCCCGATTGGAATGTAAACTTGCAGAAGTTTTTACTTATACACCCTGACTTTAATAAGAAGTTTACAGAGTTAGATAAAGAGAAGAATGCAAGTAAAGAGGTTGAGAGTATTTACTCTGAACTAGACGCACAGATAGCAGCAAAAGATATGGATATAGACGACCTTGAAGCTGTTGCTAGGGTCATCATGAAGTCTAATGTTAGTCTTTTAACATCATCTGAGTTAAGAAGAGACATGATTATTTGGGCTAAAAACAATCCATCAGAGTTTATGACTCTTGCTGATGATGAAAACCTAAAGCTTAGAAACATAGCTGTTAGAGCTGTAGAGATGGGAATACTTCATGTCAAGGGTGACAATAGGACAGTTACGTGGGCTGATAATAAAAACAATAAAATTATGGTGGCTCCATTTGGAGAGAACCTATATCATTCCTTAGCTTTGTTCTTTAAGACAGACGAAGGTCTGGATGTGCTTCAAAATATCACGAATAAGCTATAAGCACAAACAAATCCGTGAAAGGGGGAGGTCGCAAATTGTGACCTCTTTTTTTTTGTACTTTTGTAGAAAATATATCCTATGATTAATAGCGTTAGAAACACTGTTTTGTTTTTGCTAAACAAGGACAATAGAGGGTATGTATCACCATTAGAATTTGATTATTTTGCAAAGCAATCTCAGTTAGAAATATTCGAGCAATATTTTTCTGATTATTCTAGAGCTGTAGCTGCACAAAACTCAAGAAAGAAAGCGCTGAACTATGGTGATAGCGTTTCTCATATTCAAAATAAAATAGATATATTCACAAAGAACGCCCCGCTAACCTACGATGCAGATCATTTTAACACACCAGATGACCTGTATAAACTTATTAATGTGGTATATGGTGGTAAAATAGTGCAAGAGGTCGCAAATCATAAGTACGACATGATTGTGAACAGCAATCTTACAAAACCATCTGTAACATACCCTATATACAAAAGAACTGACAACAGTTTATTTGTTAGTCCCAGCAGTATAATAACCACAGTATCAGCTAACTATGTCAGAAAACCACTAGATCCACATTGGGGTCACACTATGTTAGCAGGAGATCCTGTATACAATGAAGATAGCTCTACTGATTTTGAAATCCCAGCTTCAGACGAAACAGAACTTGTCATTAAGATATGCAAGTTTGCAGGACTCAGTATTAGGGAGGCGGATGTTGTTCAGCTTGCTACAAACGAAGAGCAAAATAACTTTGTTAAAGAAAACTCATAAGACATGCCTACAATTGGAACACATATAGATCAAAGAGAATACTATCAAAACAGCGGCACAGAGCCAAGGTCTGACAATTGGGGAACATACCAATATATGTTGTTACAGGACATTATCAACAACTTTTTGTTGACGTATGTAGGTGACGACAAGGTTATCAATAAAGTAGATAGAAACGAGGTTATATTCCACGCCAAAAGAGGTTTACAAGAGCTACACTACGACGCTCTACGTGAAATAAGAGGTTTTGAGGTAGAAATTCCAGCGACACTGAAGGTTCACCTGCCACACGACTTTGTAAGCGCTGTGAAAGTGTCTTACGTGGGCGACAAGGGTCTTACTTACGAAATAAAACAAAACTTCAACACAGCCACTCCAAAGAGTTACTTGCAGGATAATACGCCATTCAAAAATATTTTGATGGACAACGACGACAATGCGCTTACTGGCACTCCTGTTATCGAGCAAAATTGGCGAGACGCAAAATCAGGAAAAGTTAGCGAGCCGGAAAACAATTTAGTTGGTAAAAGGTTTGGGATGGATACAGCCTCCGCATCTAGCAACGGAAGTTATGTTTTAGATAAAAACCAGGGCTATATTTTATTTAGCTCAGATTTATCAGATAAAAACATTATTATAGAATACGTTTCAGATGGTATGTATGGTCTTGCAGACAACGAGATCAAAATACACAAGCTAGCAGAAACGTTTATGTATGACTATATGGTTTCCAACGTACTCAAGCAAAAGTTTGGTGTGCAGGAATATATAGTACGTAGAGCGCAAAAACAAGCCCTTGCATCTTTAAGGAACGCGAAAATCAGATTAAGCTCTATCACAATTGGGGATCTAACCAGGATTCTTAGGGGTAGAGATAAGTGGATAAAGTAGTATGAAAATTAAAAATCTATTTTCCACCGGGAAAATGAACAAGGACATCGATGAACGTCTTATTCCTAGTGGCGAGTTTATTGACGGCTATAATATTAGAGTCTTAAATACTTCAGGTTCTGATGCTGGTGCTATAGAAAATGAAAAGGGTAACGTTAAGGTCACATCTTTAGGGCTAGGCAATAACCCTGAATGTATAGGCTCGGTATCTGACGAAGGTGACGAAAGAATATATTGGTTTGTTGTAAATGACCTTGGGTATTCCTACGTCTTTGAGCATGATGTAAAAAAAGCTATAACCTCAACTGTTCTTGCTGACGAAAGAGACACAGATGAGCAGATACTAAAGTTTAACAAAGATTACAAGATTACAGGTGTTAATGTAGTTTATAATCCTGCCAAGAAGTCAAAACTGCTTCTTTTTACTGATGGACTGAATCAACCTAGAATGGTTGATATCGAAAGAGCAAAAGCATTTGGTAAAAACAATTTTTACGAGGACGATATATCTCTTTACAAAAAGCCTCCGAGAAAAGCACCTGTTGTTGTACCCTTCAATACAGCAAATTCAACAGAGAATGCTGTGCGTGAAAACTTCTTTTCTTTTGGTTATAGATACAGATACTTAGACGGTGGCTACTCTGCACCATCTTCTTTTACATACTTTAAGTTTTTCCCCGGGGAATCAGACGTGGATTTTGCATCTATGGTTAATGAAGGCATGCAGAATATTTTTAATGGCTACAAAATTACATACGATTCAGGAGACAAAAGGGTTACAGATGTTCAATTGCTTTTTAAGTTTCCAACAGAACCAAACCTTTATGTGGTTGAAAGCATTAATAAAAAAGAAAAATCTATTTTAGACGATAGGGATTACACATACGAGTTTACAAATAAAAAAATATACAAAACTCTACCTGCCGACGAAGTAAATAGAATATACGACGATATTCCTTTGACCGCAAAGTCACAAGAGTTTATTGGTGATAGATTGATATTCGGTAATACAACATCACAATATGATTTGACAGATGAAGAGGAAAGTAAAGAGAAGATCAATATAAACTTTTCGGCTGAAGTTGTTTCGGCAGAGTATACAGGTGAGCCTTTTGTAATTGAGATAAGTGAAGATCTTATAACTTGTGAGTTTGACGGATCTGGATTAGAGTTAAAAAAAGGAAGATCGATTACTTTTGGCATAGATCTTTTTTCTGAAACAGAAGGAGTAGAGCCAGAAACATACGGCGGTGGAAAACTTGAGATAGTAGTTGGTATTGTTTTCTCTCAGAACTATCAAAATATTAAAAAATTTACTGAATCTGCTGATTTCATAGAACTTCTGGATGCATTAAATGGGTTTTTCAAGAATAATGTAGAAACTGTTTTTAAGCCAAATCTGCCAATAATAAGAGAGGAGTACGGTGAGTTCTCATTAGAATCATCAGCGACAACAACAAATACATTTACTTTGAGGGCGCCTGTGCTTACTGCTGTTTATGATGGCGACCCAGATCCTGAGGTCGTAACAGAGGAAACAGAGGATGAGCAGTTTAAATTTACTGTAGCAGCGGCAACCCTTAAAGAAAGCTCCTCGTCTTTGTCTCTTAAATCAAACAGAAGCTACGAGGTTGGAATGTGTTATTTGGATGGTTATGGGCGTTACTCAAGTGTTTTGCTACCTAGCAAAAACTTTGGAGAAAAGGGAACTGAAGTTTTTTGCCCTCCCTCAGGTTCAACAAAGCTAAATAGTTTACAATTAACTGTCAGACATCAACCGCCTTATTGGGCTGACCGCTACAAGTTTTTTGTAAAACAAAACAAAGGACCTCATTTTAACATATACGGTACAGTATTTTATGAAGATGGTGTTTACAGGTGGGTTCTTTTGGAGGGAGCAAATATAGGCAAGGTTGAGAAAGGGATGACTCTTTTTGTAAAAAGAGATGGTGATGGTATAATGGACAGAGAAGTGAAGTGTAAGGTGCTTGATGTCACTACCAAAGGTGCACAAGATTTTGTTCCGCCTGACTTTGAAGGAGATCAAGAAGGTTGGATAGCTGGAAATATAGATGCTACTAATGGGAATATTATTGAAAGGTCTGGGCTGTACATGAAAATAAGACCGCTTGGTTTTGTTATGGATTTTGTAGAAGACAACTATGTAAATTATTACAACAGGGATCATAGGCCAATGTGGCCATCAAAAGGAGGTATGGACAGAGTAATGACTATTAATCTTCCTGGTAATGAAAACAAGAAAACAGAATACGGTATATTACAAAAGCAAAAACCTGGAGATCTGGGTGATTGGGATGATGATGGTTATTACGATATTGACCTTCTGCCTGACACAAGTATTGCGTTTGAAATTGACTACCACGAAAGTAAACTATTTGGTGAAGAAAAAGCATTCAAATTTGTTAAAAAATATATTGTTCAGAAAGAATACCAAAACAACACCGAAACAAACAGAAATGCTCTCGAGCAGTGGTTCGAGGCTGAAACAAATTTTGTTCGTTCCGTAGTTGATGATTTTGGATCTGGCAACGTAAATGCCGTTCAATACATTGTGCCTAAGAATGAAGGTACAAAGGAAAAACATTTTACACTTACATTCTATCAGAAAACAATTACAGGTGACAGGTGGTATTTACACGTAAAGCCAAATGAAAGAAAGAATAAAGCCCAGACAGGGGATTTGTCTATGAAGATTAATATAATATTGTCAAACGACTTGGTGATATTTGAGACTGACCCTGACGAAATCGATAACGACATCTTTTACGAAACAGAAGAAACATTTGAAATAAGCAATGGGGTTCATTTAGGTAATGTTTCAAATCAATCATTGCCGTACATTCCTGCCGTATGCAAGCTAGGTTTTGGTAACTGTTTTAGTTTTGGCGATGGAATTGAAGGTGTTCGTATACTAGACGATAGGTTTAAGAAAGCCCTTGACATACAAACTAGACCAAACATTGCCCTGATAGAGGGTTATGAAAAGAGAGAGGATACGAACAAGCTTGTGTTCAGCGGATCTTTCAACGAGAACACAGGTTATAATTCTCTCAATGAGTTTAATGCGAGTAGAGGCATAACAAAGTTTTTAGATCTTAAATATGGTTCTATACAGAAGTTATTTGCAAGGGACACAGACCTTATAGTCTTTCAAGAAGACAGAGTGTCAAAGGTGTTGTATGGTAAAAACCTGCTATCAAGCCCGGATGGGTCTGGAAGCCTAACGCAAATAGAACAGGTTCTTGGGCAAGATGTTGCATTTGCTGGAGAATACGGAATATCTAGACATCCAGAAAGCTTTAGTAACTTTCAAGGAAGAATGTACTTTACAGACGCACACAGAGGAACGGTTCTCAGGCTTGGGGGCGATGGGCTTGAGCCTATATCCTACCAAGGTATGAAGTCTTTTTTCAAGGAAAACTTGTTTGCAAATAAAAACAGTTTTAACATAGGTGGTTTTGATCCAAAATATCACCAGTATGTGCTTACTATTGGAGCAGACGAAAGACCTGCAGACCCATTAGTCGTAGATTGTGCTGCAGAAATAAGAAGAAAGATATCATCAGCATTCGAATACGATGTTAATTTAGGAGTGTATCCTGGTAAAGCGTTAATTGACTATGAAACCGATAGCGAAATATCTATCAGTGTCTTGTACAATGGAGAGACCACTACAGAAACAGGTCTTACAGGAACCGGAACGGTAGAGGTGCCTGTGTCTACAGGCGACTTAGCAGCTTCATCTTTAATGGATGTGACTGTAACTCCAGCAACAACAGCGACCGTCACGTTGACTCACACATGTCCACAACCTGACACCATGGAGATCGTGCTTATTGTCAGGAACGACCCCGCTGAAGCTGATAATACAATAATTAACAGATTTAAGCATTTAGGTGTAGGTGGTAACAACTGGGATTCTGACCTTGATGTGTTCAAGTACAGCGGTAATACACGATACGAAACAATAACGGGCCCTATGGGTAGTGATCTTATACCTGCTCAACTCGATGATCTTGTTATGTCATCGTATAAAATATTAGCAGACCATACGGGAACCTTCACAGATTGCAATAAGATGGGGTACATGTGGGAATCTGACACTTTAAGCGCTGAAGAAGTAGGCACAAGGCTAAATGATTTTACTTACCCGGAGATACAAACAGAAACTACTGATGATACTCAAGAAAGCACTATTACATTTGAGGTCAATAGAGAGACTAAAGACCTAAAACTTTATCTTCTATGGGATTATGTAGATGACATTCCAGCCCTTACTGACGATCAGGTAATAGGAATTGAAAACGGAAGCTCACAGGTCATTGATGTCCTTGCAAACGACACTGTGCCAAGTAATTACATTGTAGAGATAGAAACCCCGCCTAGTAACGGGACGGCAATTGTCAACGATGCGCAAGATAACATAACTATTACTTATCAGCACACAGATGGAGCTTCATTGTCAGATAACTTTCAATATAGAGTGTCATCTAAAAATGCTGAGGGTATTGCATCTGATGTTTGTACAGATGTGGCTACAGTAACCACACAAGCGCTCAATATTAACGAAAACACGTTTATCTACATATATTTTGACGCCTCTGGGTCTATGGATAGAACAGGCGTTAAATTGAACGAAATGGTTGCTAATTCTCTTAAAGAGACCATTCAGCCTCTGTACGCTAGTAATCCGGAATCTACAGATTCTGCTTTAAATGGTAGCGATCTTTACGACAGTAGGGTTAAGGTTATGTATTCTGACGACGAGAACAAAGAATGGGGAACAAGCAATACAAACACAGATCACAATAGAGCAAACGAAAGAACTTTCCTAGCTCTTTCTGATGTTGATGTGAATTATATGGTTACGCAGGTAAATGGTAACACAGGCCCCTGGACACCAACCACTTTGCCAGCAGATTCAAATGGCAATCCCATACCTGAATCTATTATAATAATTGTTTTCCAAGATGAAGCACAAGCTGTTACGACTGATACCCACGATGGTTATACCCCAGGAAGTAGCTGGACTATTAATAGCACCAAAACAGGCACTTTTAATGAGGATATAAATCATTTAAGAACGCAAACATTAAATAGAAACGAAACTAACACCGGTTTCTATAGAGGTGGTATTATACAGGTTAAAAATGACGCTAATCAGGGCACCCATTTTAAAAACCTAATAGAGGCTGTTGAAAACGGAACAGGTCAGTACGGAGAAGAATATAATTTATCAGACATGAAGGTTGGAACAAGTCAGCCGTACTTTGCTTTCAGATACGATGTTGAGGATGAAGATAATCAAGGTGATGGTGAGGCGCCAATTAAACCAGGTTCAAATACAGATAGATTTGATAAGTGGGAGTACTACTATCTATATCATCTAACGGGTATATTAAACGATTTAGGATTCACGCCACCAGGTGAGACATGGCCTAAAATTAAAGACGATAACTAATGGCATTAGAAGCAAACAAAAAGACGCTTACATGGGATGAAGTCTACAACGCTTGGACTTCTTTTCATGCATATACGCCAGAGTGGATGGAAAGACTTGGTAACAAGATGTATTCATTCAAGAACGGAGAGATGTATGAGCATGATGCCAATGAGGAAAGAGGAAGCTTTTATGGCACTTCTTATGGGTGTAGTGTGACCTTTTCTTCGAATCAAGAACCATCGACTGTCAAAATGTTCAAAAATCTGTCATTAGAGACTAATTCTAGTAGTTGGTACGCAGATATAGATAGTGAGTTGGAATCTGGGCTTATCGGAGACAGCTCTTCGTACAAATTTGAGGATAAAGAAGGTATAAAATACGCTTATATACGCAGAAATGAGACAGATAAGCTTGATTTTAACAAATTATCTATACTTGGCATTGGAAATCTACAGAGTTCACCGGGGTCTAACCAATACACCTTTAGTGGATATATACCAAACCAGGTTTCGAAGAGTGGTACCGATAATCAAGGTGGGGATGAGTTGTATTTTAACGATGGAAGTTCAAAACTTATCGGTGTCATACAGGAGATCACAGACAAAACTATTACTACAGTGGCTTCAGCTAATGTGCCAGCAACAAACGATTTTTGTTTTGTTGTAAAAAATGCATCTGCTGAGTCATATGGAGTGCGTGGATATCACGCTAAGATTACGTTGACTAACATGTCTACCTCATTTGTAGAGCTTTTTAGTGCCAACACAGAGGTATTCAAGAGCAACATGTAAAATTTGTATATTTGTAAAATATTAAATAAATGCCTTTCATGACAACATTAGGATTAATTTTAGGTGGAGCTGGAGCTGTAAAACAGTTTATTGACGGATCAAACGCCAAATCATCTGGTGAAAAACGGCTAGCCCAGCTTAAAGAGCCTGAATTAACCAACTTAGCAAAGAACCTCAAGCCTTCTTTTGAGCAAGAACGACAAGCTTTGGCAAGGATATCTCAACAAGAGCAAACAATAGCAGATGTCGCGTCTGGTATGGACGCTGCTAGTGCTATGGGGCTTTTACAGTCAGGATTTACACAAACAGGCCAATCAAAGATGGACATCTATGGGTCAAACATCGAAAAGCAGTTTAAGACTGATTTACTTGCTTTAGAGGAGGACAAGACAATTAGAAGTATGATGGAGGATAGATATCGAACCGAGAAAGCTAGCGCTGAAGCGGAGGTTATGTCTGGCCTTCAGATGCAAACAGGTGCAATTACTGATATAGCTACAGGCCTTATATCAGCAGGCACAGCAAAACAAGCTGCACAAGCTCAAGCTGGTTTAGATGATAATGACCCAGGCCCTCAAACGCCACAAGAAATTAGACAAGGCAGAAGGAACAACAGGCAACAAAAAAGATTTACAAACGCCGGTATCGGAGGGTTTGTGGCTAACGATTTTTCAGGAAACAGAAAAAAAATGCGTTCATCTGGAAAAGGTTTTTTTAACACTGACCTTGGTGGGGTTATAAAGTTTTTACCTGAACAGCTATTTAAGTTAGTTGGTGGTTTATTTGGCGGTAAATAATAAAAGATGGCAAAAGGAACAGGAATAACAGCCCCCGTACTTGGTAACTATGCAAGTCTAGCAGAGTTCTATCTAAAAGGACAGATGCAAATCTTGGATATCAAAAACCAAGTCAATAAAATTAGGTCTGATGAGCTTGGAAGTTTGTCTGAGTCTATAAAAGAAATATCTGCTACAGGAATATCCGAAATAGACAACTTACATAACTCTATAGCTAACCAATCAAGAACTGAATATTTAACACTCGACGATCAGGTTCGTGCGGGTGAGATTTCTATGGCTGGTGCTACAGCGAAAAAAAACAAAATTAAAGGCGATGTTGAGTTGTGGACTAATTACACAGAGATAGCTAAAAACCGTGTAGATGAAATTAATAAGGGTGTCGCTGATGGGGACATAATACCATACTCTTTGACTAGGTATAATAGAATGTACTTTAGCGACCCAAATCTAAACCCTAAATATATTGATGGGGAAAGAATTAATGATGACGCAATATCAATTAGTTTAGTTGGAAATAATTTCAACCTTAACAAAAGCTTTCAATATATTGATGAGAATGGCGAGAAGCAAACAGAAGTACGTTCAATGCCTATCAACAAAATAGCTACAACAAATCCTGCTTATTTAAGGCCTGTTGATATGGCAGAGATAACAAAAGACTTCGCGGATGGTCTTGCAAGTCAAAATATAGCTTACGTTCAGCCTGATGGTAGCGTAGAGTTAAATCAAAACTTTCTCAATTATACACCAGCAAAAGGTTATCAAGGTAATGTATCAGGCCCTCCGATGGCTGTTTTAGGAAGGTCTATAGAAAACGAAATACAAAGAAGGATATCTGATGACAATTTCATTATATCAGTCCTGGCAGAAAACTATAATGCTGGATCGTTTGGTGATCCAAATAAAAGAAAAGCTCTAACTAAGGAGGAGGTTCAGGAGATGTTTGGTTCTATGACTATACAAGGTGACCAGGAAATCCCTAGATTTTATGATGCTGACGGTAAAGGGCTTGCATTTACATCAGATCCAACGGTCTTCCAACTTGACATTGATGGAAATGAAGTGATTACTGACGAACAAAGAGCCCTTGTTGCAGCAGATTTGAGAGACAGATTCCTGCGAAAGATTGGAGTTACGTCTAAAGATTACGCTCTTCGAAATGAGAAGCCTAAACAAGATGAGACTCAAGAAAACAAAGTTGGCACAATTAGACAAAGCAGGATGAATGATGATCTTGGAAATTCTAGGCCTTTTGATCTAAACATACTGAATGCAATTGATAAAATTGAGAGAGAAGGAAGATTATTGGCAATAGTCTCAGATGATACTGATTCTAATTCTCGAGTGGATTTTAATACAGAATATGCACAATACCAAAAAAATCCATTTGAATACGGTATGGCGCATAATCCAAAAGGTATATTAAAAGGATATGAAGGTGCTGTACAATCTGCAGATGTAAATACTTATGTTTCTGATAAATTAATGGATAGATTTACTTTAGAGTCCTCCAGAGGTAGCAAGTTAAGTAACATCACAAACGTTGTTGCTGTCCCCGAATCTAAGTCAATTGATGGAATAGCCTCATCAGGCAATATACAGATTGTGTTTGTAGGAGATTCAACCGTAGCTAAGATGCAACAGAATGTTGTGGGAAGTATAAAGCAAGAAGATGCTGGTGTTGGTAGTCAGGTAGGGCAACAGTCTCAATACACTATACCTGTTTATGCTGTAGCGTCAGAAAACCAAGTAAGAGAGTATTGGGATTTGATTTATAATGAGTTAAAAAACACCCCAGAAATGAAATCGTTTTTAGAGTCGAAAGGTATACAGAACCCAAGAACTCTGAAAAGTGATGACGCTACTTTAGATGGTAACTTTACTGCTGTTGTTTATCAATATTTACAACAGATTTAAATACAAGGCAAATGATTGTGAACAACAATATCACACAAACCGACCCCCCAATCAAAAAAGAATTGGCAAAAAAATACTACTCTGATATTGCGTTAGAAAACGGAATAGAGTTGAGTGACCAGGCTTTGGAGTTTTGGGTGTCAGATGGTGATCTTAAGAATAACATCAGCAGGTTCCATACCAACTATGGTATAGGTAATTTGATGCCGAAGGGTGAAAGCCGTGATTCGATTTACAGTAGTTGGCTGGAGAAAGAAGACGTTGAAAAAAAAAATCTATCCCAGACCTTACCAAAAGATTTATCTCAAAGCGCAAACGTGGTTTCAGTTTCGGAATCACCATCCACGCATTCAGATACGACATCTTTGTCGGAGCAAGAGCTCGAAGATCTACCAGAGGTAGAGATTAATAATAACAGACCTCGTATCTTACGCAAGGTTGTTGACAATATAACTACACAAGACATTACAGGAAACGAAGGTGATGTAGAGATTATGCTCTCTAATAAACTCAGCCCTTTCGGGTATGAGGTTAGTGAATATGGCCTTGGGGAAAACAAGCTTGAGATTACAGCACCAGATGGAGAAAAATACAATTTTCAACTTTACAACGACATAAGAAGCGCACAAGTAAAACTAACTGATTACGTTGCGCAAGATGACACAGCTATTAGGACCCCTGAAGAAGCCCTTGAGTTAAAAAAGCAAAATGTAGTAGATGATTTAAAATCTTTCCTGACAAACAAAAACAAATCCATGGATATGCTTGATGGGCTAACCATGGGGTTCTCCAAATCAGATGACCTTATTAAATCCATAAGTTTTGCAAACCAAGGATTTGTGAGTCCTGGCAATGTCAACATGGAAAGTATAAACATGGATTCAGTCGAATTCATAGCAGAGTTAACCAACATGTCAAGTTTTAATGCGTTTTACAAAGACAACGGTGATTTTGACATACAATTTTTTAAGAAAAAACTACTTCAGTTAGCTGAAGAATACCCTTTGCATCCGACGGATCCTTCAGTAGAAGGGGCAAAACAAAGGGCGATGATGACAGCAGGTGGTGGAAGTATTGGATTACTTGACTCTTCTCTTTTTTTAGGCGAGGAACAAGGGTTTATGGAGGACTTCTACGGACCTCAAGCTGTGGATCAAGAAGAGTACGATAAATATTTGTTAGGTCAAGCCATTACGAGCATCTATGATAAAATAGTTGAGCAAGAAGATTTCTCATCTAGAATGATAGCAAAAGCTTTAACACTTTCAGGTAGAATGAAAGATTTAGATCTTAATGATCAGCAAGTTGTTATGGATTTATATGACAGAGGTCTGAAGCCAGAAGATATTTCGACTGAAGGAATAAAAATAAACGGTAGAGCCTCATCACTTAACGATTTACAAGACATAATATTAAATCCTCAAGGTAGGAATGCAGTTATTAAAGGTGAAATTAAAATAGATATTGATGATAATCCAGATGTGTATGGTCAGCTATCTCCCTACGTAAAAGGGGCAGCAAGTCTTGTAGAAAGAAACAGTGCTGTTGATTCTGACACGCCTAATGCAAAAATTGCTGGGTTAATGGTCGGTGATTTTGTACAAGGCCTAGGTATAGGTGCACTGGACTTAGCTGCAGCTTTGGGTTACACTATGAGAGACGGATTAGTGGCTTTAGGCATGCACCCAATGGTTGCTGATATGTCTGTTTATGGAGTTCATGGTCTTCCAATACTGAAGCCATCTGCACTCTCCTATGATACTGTTGAGTCACTAAAAGAAGAATATTTACCACTTTGGGATAAGAATATAAGTGATTCTGATAGTTTTGGGGAAATGTTGGCATTAGTCAGTGAGCCTTTTACAGCCAGCATACCGCACTACGCAATGTTTGCTGTAAATCCATATTTGGGATTAGGCACAACTGCTGTGTCATCTTATGGCGGTACAAAGTACGAGATGGATCAGCTTAGAGAAGCAACAAGACTTCAGCTTGAAGAAGGTCAGGCATTGACAGCTTCACAACAAGAGATTTTAAATATGTCTGATTGGGATGCAAGAGCTTTGGCTTTATCATCTGCATCAACTGAGACTGCTTTTACTGCACTGTTTACTATGCGCTTTTTTAAAAACATGGCTGGCGCTAAAAACTTTAAAGGTACTAGAAATCTAGAAAACGCTAGAAAGATTGCAAATAGCTACTCGAAAGAAATGAGAAAGGGTTTGATAGGCAATGTGTCTAGATATTTAGGAATCAGCCCGAGGGCACTAGCAAATGAGTTTACAGAGGAGGAGTTGGTTGCTTTTAGTGATTACGGAATAAGAATAGCTTGGGGTATAGAGGAATACGATGCTGAAAAAGCGGCACAGCTCTTCAAGGACACAGGGCTTACAACTATGTTTACTTCATCAGCTTTGAGTAAGTTTGCGCAGATGGGCAAAAGCCGGGCTCTGAATAAAGCTGTAGAAAACAATATACTTAGCAACATGTCTCTTAGCAACGAAAAAACTCTTGCTTCACAAAAATTCTATTTCGATGGTCAGGTTCAGTCATATAGGGATAGAGGTTTGGATGACATGAGTAATCCAGAGTTCAAATCAGCAATTCAACTACAGCAACAGGTTAATGATGATATTCTAAATACACACAAGGCTAAGATTGAATTGATCGAAATGATGGAGCCTGAGCACAAGATGTCTCTTCTTAACAACATCGTGAAACTTGAGCAGGCCAGAACAAAATTTTCTGACGTTAATATTAGCCCAGATGTAAAAAGAAAGACACAGGAAAACCTTCAGGTTGTATACGATGAAATGTCTAAAGTGTTTGCTAACTACCCTTCTTTGGTTAGTTATTATTACCAAAGCAAACCAACTCAAATGAAGTATGATGACTTAGCTGTTAAAGAGTTGACAAAAGAAGTGGAGGAGCAAGCAGAGACACAGCCAGGGCAAACGTTGGAGTTCAATTTTTCTCAAGAAGATATTTCCAAAAGAGCAGCTGAGATTTTTAAAAGAGATGTTATTGATGGAAAAGAAGAAAATAGAGTCAAGTTCGAGCCAAAAGAAGCTTATGTTGTTATAAACCCAGCTGATTTAAATGTAGAGTTGGATCAAGAGGAAGTTAGATCATTTAACCTCAACAACACCGTATCAGACATTCGGAATCTTCGTCAGCAAGTCATGGCCTTCGATCCAAAGCAGCTTGAAAAAACAGATGATAAATTTTCTGACGATTCAAAACTTCAGGACCTACCTCAGTTTATTGATATGCCAGCACGTTTTGAGGACATTTTAGATAGGCTAGAAAAATACAACAACGATATCGATTTCATGACTTCTTTGCCTGACCCTCAAAGAAACAAAATTATATCATACTTAAACGGCATAAAAAAGAGCAACAAAGACCCGTTGATTGGAGCAGGTGATATAGAATCTATACTTGACGCTTATGGCATAGCGCTAGATATATCTGCTAAAAACCCAGAGAAGATAAAGGTTTTTGATTCTGATATGACAGAAGGAAGCAGTGATCTTAATAAGTTGTACACAAAATGGGTTAATTGGGGTCAAAGAACTTTTGGATTAGGAACAGGTCTATTGGAAGGAAAAGGTTTTGCTACAGTCGACAACCTTCTGCAAACGGTTTTTAGAGATAAAGAAGTCGGATCTGAGTTTTACAATTTAACTCGAAGCATATTAAACAATGAATCTGTAAACGAAAGGGAGTTTAAAGGTGTTTATGACAACTATAGCCAAGAATACAAAAAAGAAGCTATAGAGTATAATAAGAATCTACCGCTTTCTAAAAGCAAAATGTCAACAGACATAAATGATCCATACAATGCCATGGAGCAGTACCTGTTAGCGTATGCTTTCCGTAAGTCAGGAGTTGAAAAAACCAAGTTTAGACTGCAAGATGATGGCAGCTCAAAAGAGATAAAGCTTGATTTAGAGTTTAGTAGATGGAAGACAATGGTTGAGCAGGAGCTTGCATTACGAAAAGAAGAGTACGAAAACGCTGACACTAAGAACAAAAAACGTTTGAAGAACGATTACTTTTTAATGAAAGAAGCCTACGATAGATTAGGATTTAGTTCAGCTTTTAACTTCGATGACTTAAAAGAGAACGCAAACCCTGCAAACATTTCATTCATAGAAAAGGTTGCGTCAATACAGGACACTCAAACAGCACTTACAAGAGTGACTGATTTTTGGGGATCAAACTATAACGAAAAAAGAGGAACAGAGCAACCATTTGTTGACGGCACATACATTCCTATGGTGCTCTACAAAAGTCCTAATTACAAGTCTAACAACCAAGATACAGATGGTGATGGGATTAGAAGTGCTGTAGGTTTTAAAGAGACAGAGTTTGTGGATTCAGTGGACAAGGATGGTCTTAGATTAAATCCTGGCATGTTTGCAAAACAAGTAATACAGTACACACAGAACAATAAGCTTGACGCCATGTCAAGAAAAGACATAACAACTCTTCAATATTTATTAAATAACCCTTTGTTCGAGCAACAGTTTGAAAGTAAAGAAGAATATGATTTAATCAAAAGTGTGTTCATGGGTAAAATCCGTATGTACGATCAAATTGTAACGGACGGAACAAATGACTTGAAGGGTATGCAAGATTTTCCCTTTGCTAAACAGGCTGTTGGAAGAACAATCGAAAGTACATACAAATTGTTGTCTGCAGGTGCATTGGCTGGGCTATCACAAAGGCCAAAGCAGTACGTAAGTGCATTGGGTGGTGCATACAATTATTTAAACTCTGGAAAAGCAAAATCTCACGCACTTAAACATTTAGGTAAATTTATAATTGGTCATTCAGGATTGTCCACCGGAAGCACAGCAAAAACTAAATACAAAAGGTTTATTCAAAACAGTATTTTTGGTAATGGCGATCTGTCTAATATCTATAATTTATCCAGAACGTCATTGAGAAACTCCTTGAAGGCAGAATTTGACTTGAAAGACAACACTAAACTTCCACTGAAGTATTACTTAGACCATTACGGAGTGGATGGTGAAAAATTAGATCTACCAGAGGGCGTATCAACAAGGTTAAAATATAACATAACAGAATTTATTGATTGGGTTGGAAACCAAAGTGAGAAGGGTCTTGAGGTGTTCCTTGCAAGCGCAGATAGATCTGCAGCAAATGCCGCTTTTGAGGCATTTTACATTGAACACAGAACCATGCAAGGTTTAGATCTCAAGGGTGTCAACATGAGAGAATGGTGGAAGGCAGAAAACGAAAACCCTGACCAGGCGTCTATTGACTTCGCAGATAATCTCATAGCCAGAACAATGCGTCAGACAGGAAAGATGTCAGAAGCTCCAATATACACTGATCCGAAAGGCGCAGTAGACTTCACTCTTAAAAGCATGTTTGCCTTTCAAAGGTTTGTCACAAACGCAAGGGTAAACTTCATGAATCAATACCTTATACTTCAAGATCCAAAGGTTCCTGAAAGCCAAAAAGAAGATGCTCGTAACGCAATGAAAGGTGTGATAACAGAGGTATTTGGTTTTAAGGCAACCAACATGGCAATCGATGCAGCATTGATTTCTGGTTTAGTTGGTGTTGTCGGGTTTGGATTGGAAGATGAGGAGATAAGAGAAAGAGGAGGTTTGACAGGATTTATTGGTGAAGATGTTCTGCCTATACTTGACAAAGGGTACGAGGATTTGAAGAGCGGTAAGGCACCTATTCTTAAAACCACCAAGGAAGGTCAAGCGATATCATTACTTGCTGATTTGGACTATGAAGAGATATCAGACATAGATAAAGCAATGTACTATATAGATAGAGCCGCAAGAGAGTACGAAAATCAGTTTAAGATTAAACAAGACTACAATGCTTTGATGCCTGTTGTTCAGGAAACACTGACCATGGGCGTTCCATTTATGCTCTTCGAGGGCGCTGACGATATGGGGTTTGCTGCCTTAAACAAGATATCTAATTTACTTACAGGTGAAAAACCTTTTACTGAATTTGCAACAGGTGATTTGGTAGATATTGGAACTGAAGGAGGTAGATTGAATTTTATAGCAAACAACTTAGGTATGTTCTCTATAGCAACAAAGCAAAGCACAAAAGTAGTAGATGCAATAAGTTTAGCCTTACGTTATCAACACGAGATATATCTCGGAGACTTTGGTACCATGAAACGAAGTGTTGGTGCTAAAATATCTCCTGAAAGACAAGAGAAGCTAGAAAGAGCTATTACTCTGAACGCAACACTAAGATTAATGAACACAGTAAACCCAGGACCTAGAAAAGAAATGGATAGGTTCTTGACGTATCTTCAGAGAGCTATCGAAAACGAATTTGATATTTTAGAAAAAGGAACTGTTGTTGATCAGTCTGCAGATTAATAATACTTTTCTTTTATTATTTTAATTACTTCTAAGCAATCCTTTTGGTTTCTTGGAACAAACAGGTCAGTTTTCCACCCATTAAGCTTTATATAGCGCTTAAAAAGCTTCCAGACAAGCGGAAAACGTTCGTTTGGGTTTCCTTTGCACTCTACTATGTAGCGGGGTGGGTTGTTTGGATCAACAAAATCAGGGGTGTAAGTAATAGGTAATATCTTTTTATGACCTCTGTCTTGAAGGTGTTTTTTAGCTGGTGTTTTTTCGTAAGATGAAAAGTCTGCCTCGAAAGAGTCAATGATTGTGAACTTTGTGCTTTCGTATTCAGCTGGGATTTTGTGTGCCTTAAACAACAAATACATGTGAGACTCTAACTTTGACTGGAACTGTATGCCGTCAACGGTGGTTTTCTTGTGCCTGGTTATCTGGCGCTTTTTACCATATCTCCTCATCGACATCTTCTATGTACACAAAGTCACCCCTGTATAGCTCATCTAGGTATCTAAGGGCTTCCGGCATGCTGTGAGCGTAAACATTCATATCAGCGTACTCTTTGTTGTTTCCGTCATCTTCCTTTACGGGAACAAACTTCTTCATATTGTTTATGCCTGCCCAGTACAGGACGCTGTTTATGGATTGCTCTATTTTAGTTTGGTATCTCAAGTATTCTATGGCCATTTTATTACTTACCCTCAGCTCTTTGGAGGCAAGGAACACCTGTTCGTTGTCGACACTTATAATCTCCAGCCCCCCATCCTTTCTCATGTCTATATACAAGAAGGATTCTGAGAGGTAACTTTCGAAATCTATGCTGTGTAATATCTCTTTTACAAGATATACTTCGTGGTCGGTTACATCTCTGCTTACGAATATTTTTTTGCTGAAGTCCATAAGCAAATTTAACGAAAAAACCCTCTGATATTTTAACCATAACGGAGGGCTTTCCTAACATGAAAACAAAGTAACAAAGAATGTTGTGACAAAGCATCTTTGGTATTCAAATTTAAAAAAACTATGCATAAGGAGAATCACCATCTCCAAATTCGTATGATATAGTTATCAACATAAGGTGTAGTCTGAAAGCGTGATAGTTAACCTCTTCAGAGGCCTCCCAGATCTCATATCCAATAATTATACCTTGGTGCGGCCAACGGAAGGCAAACGACACCATATCCCATTTTTTATTCATATTAAAATATATGTGTTAAACGTGCGACTTGACCTAGTTCGGGATGATGAATAAATCCCTCTACAGCCTTTGGGTTATGCTGATAACCCTTCCGGTGGTGCCAGGAATCTGCAGATGATGGGCTTCTCAAACTCTCTACTGTTACACCTGCATAATCTTTTGCATTCTTATGATGCACGTGATGTGTGTATACATATCTGTGTTTAGAGCTACCCCATTCATCCTTTGCTTCAACGGCCATAAGCAGAGGCAAGTCGTTAACCTTTGCTCCATCGCCATGCGTTGTGCCTATTAAGTTTTGTCCATACTGAAAATACTTTCTGTGAGCAATACTTGTGTCGAATGTTACATTCTTTGACTTTCGAAACCAAGATTTAATAACGTCAGCTAAAAAGAAACCGTTTGTATAGTCATGGTTTGAGGGGTTAAACGTTACATGGACATCTGCAAAATTAATTAGCTTTTCGATCACTTCTACATATAGTTTTTTTGCAATCAAAAAGTTTTCGTACCACATTCCATCTGTGTCTTGCGGAGTTCCTGACGTTGTTTGTCTTTTTGGGGTGTCTATATGAAGAATGTCATTACCTATAATAAGCAATATTTTATCCACACGAAATCCAGATGACTTTGTTAGTATCCCCTCTATACCTTCGCGAACTCTTTGTACAGCTATTTGAGAATTATATTCCTCACCTGTTTCAAATGAACTTGCAAGTTTACCTATATGCACATCAGCTGGATCAACAACCAGAAGGTGGGGGTTTTTAGACGCAACCCTTTTTATTTTCTTGTAACTTGGAGAGTGTTTGTCCATCTCCTCCATAATCTGTTCAGAGATGTCATTATATGATATAACATCCGGTCGAACTTTTACAGAGTACTCTTTAGTTTTATCCCAATACTCTTTTATTGAGGAAAAGTCTATACCCCTTTGCTTACAGTAATCGTAAACACCGCTATGCCTCATTTTACTTAACTCTAGTTGTTGGCCACCATCAAGCCACACTCTAAAGGTGTTTCTGCCTTTTTCTGTTGGCTTTTGATTAATGCTTAAAGCTGTTGCTTCGTCGGGTGTAATTCTGCAACGTTTATTCATGATTCCATTGTTTTTTTGAGTTGTTTCAAATCGTAAATTAGTGAGTTAACTGTGTTTTTGCAGTCCTCAAAATCTCCATCATAAATAGTTTCGAAGGCATCATCAAGTTTGTCATGAAGCCTGTCAAATACATTGGTTAAGTATTTGTGACGTGTTTCTAGTGTCATTTAATCCATCTGCCATAGATAATCTTTACCTTGATCATAATCAATTTCTTTGATCGCTCTGTAAATTGCCCTGGACTTTTTTTTGGTTTCTTCTTTTTGCGTTCTGGTCGAATCTGTACCGAGTCTCGTGTACATATTACAATCGTACTCCAGTAAAGAATCTATCTTACGCTTGTCACTCCAGGTTTTATAACCCAGCACCTTGTTTATGTGTCTTGTTACGTCTTCCATGTCTATAAGTATTGTTTTAAGTTAGGTCTGAAGTACTCCGAACCCTTCATGACTTTACCATCATGCCTTCTCAACACCTTTCCGTTTTCTAGCTTACTCATATTGGAATTGTGTACCTCTGAAAACAGATCAGTAAAAATGTCATGCAACCCATGTGAAACAATAATGCCGTTGAGAATGTACATCATATCTACAACGGCATCACATACCTCAACTAGATCGTTACTACGACAGGCGTTGAGATACTCACTCAACTCCTCCTTCATCAAGTCATATTTTAGTGAATAATCATCCTCTGATAGAAGTGTAGGGTTTTTTGATGTTGGTACACCAAATGTCTTGTTAAAGACCTTAACCATCTCTATTTTTGGATCATCGTTCGGTTTACCGGTAGGCATTTCCTATAATTTTTAGGAAATGTACAACATTTTTTTAAATAAAACAACATTTTAGGATTTTTTTTAATTTTTATTCCCTATTTGTTATATTTTTTCCAAGTATATTATAGATTTCTAGTATCTTATTTTTTAATAGTTTTTGTTCTGTACGCCATTTAAATATCTCTACTCCTCTTTTTTTTCTACCAGCATAATCTACCTCCACAGCAAAGTGATCCATGTCATGAACGACAGGATAAACTTTTATGTCATTGTGTATACATAGATACACGTAGTCTACTTCTTTATTCAATTAGATATATCTTTACATTACCCCATTTACCTCCCTTTACTTCATAGTCTACAAGAAAGTCAATTCTTTTTGTCCAGCGTTTGTTCATTCTGTCCTCTATAGTCCAAAGCCCATCCATATCTCCTGCTCCTTCTACGTATATTGTTTTACCAAAAACAAATCCATATTCCTCTAAATCTCTAGACACAGCTACCCACCTATGATCTCCAGGACACTGAGGATTTATTTTTTTCAAAGATGCAGTTGTCAAATAGTCTGCATTGGTTTGTTTTGGATCAGCGTGGTAAATCGTCGCTGTAACAATGATTGTGAAAAATAGTTTACCCATCATAATACTTGTTTTACATTTTCAAATTCTATGTCTAACGTCTTGCTGATATCAAAAGGATTTTTGTCAGACGTTATCCAGTTCTTGTTGTCCCACTTAGGGGCGCCGTGTTTAAGTGAGGTATATCTGCCATTGTTTACATTCCAACAGTAGTCTGCGTGCGCTTGGTTTTCACCAAGGTTGCCGAACTTTACTTTTAATACTTTTATTTTCACGGTGGCATTGTCGTAGTCTCTGTGTACAAGTAGTCCATGGGGGCTCATATCATAAAATTCACCTCCACCTTTGACATCGTAGAAGGTTGGCTCCAAAAGTTTACCCTTGTCGTTCTGCGGTTTTGTTGGGTGCGCAACTAACATGCATATTACGTCATTCTTTTTGCAGAAGTTATCTACTTTGTTGAGATATATGTTTGTGTAGTCTGTAATAGAAAGAGAAAGGTTTTTCTTGTCACGTATTTTATTGTATGGGTCTATCACTAAGCACCTGATGCCAGCACGCTTGACAAGTTCTTCTGCTTTGTGCAACACCTTATCGATATCGTAACCCTCTTCAAAATCTATGAAGTAAAAGTTTTTGTTCACATGATCAACACAGGATTTCCAATCGTCTTTTTGTGTGTCCGCATACTCGGGTGTTCTTCCGTATAGCTTTCTTACTAGCTTGTCGACGTGCAAGTACTGAGGGTAGTTTTCGGTAGAGGCATAAGCTGTCTTCCACCCATACATCATATTGTATCCGATAGTCATTTGATCAACAAAGTCGGATTTACCGCTTGAAGGAAACCCTGTTACTACAATAAATTGTTTTGTGTATGTAGAAAATATGTCGTCAAAACCTTCTAGACCAATTTTGTATCCATTTTTTATGCCGTTTTTGTAGAAGTCGTCAAGGTCGTTGGCCATGTCTTCTACTCTCAACACATTCTCTATTGGACACGGCGTCGCATCTTCAATCACTTTACGAAGAGAATCTTTACCGTATTTGATAAGATATTCGTTAGCGTCTTTCGTGTCTTTCAAATCACACAGCCATACTTTATCACTGCCAAACCTACGGATCAACTCTTTTTTTCCGTTTTCTCCAGCTTCATCGTTGTCAACGCACAGATATATTTTTGTCTTGTCCTCAAAGTATGAATACAGATCCTCTAAATAGTCCATGTTTACTTGTCCTGTTGCAGTAAATCCATTTGGTACGCTTACAACATGCTTAATTCCTACTTCGTGGAATGACATCGCATCTACCTCTCCTTCAACAATGACACAAGATTCACTTCCTGCAATTGAATCTATGTTGTAAAATATTTTCTGTGCGCCCTTGTAAAGTTTAAAGTTCTTTTTTGAGTCTCGGTATTTTATATTTACAAGCGTGCCACGAAGATAGTAACCAAACATAATTGTGTTCACTTCTTTGCCTACTTGTGGCATGTACTCCTTTCCATTAGTCACCTGCAGATCTTGCAATGTCCTTTTACTTATGCCTCTATCCTCAAACCAACCAACAACATTATCTTTAATTGTAATCTCTTGTATTGGTTCTGGCGTCACATAATTAGATTCTGATTTTCTTTCGTAGGTGTGGAGTTGAAGAACGACACCACAGTGCTGACAAGTCCCTAGTCCTCTGTCCCAATCAAGCATTAAGCACTTTTGGCTCTTTTTTTTTCTTTCGTGAGAACACTTTGGGCATATTGATTGTTTGCTTTTTGTGTCAAGTTTATATACGTTATACTCTTTTATAACGAAATCGTTATCCATTCTGTATTACTTTAAATTCAAATCCTGGTTTGTCAAACACTTCTTTGTCTTTTACAAGCATGTCGTAAGTGCCACTTTTCTCTAGCTGTCCTTTCCATTTCCACTTGTATGGGCCCTCGTCGTTCTTTACAGATCCCTTGTTATACTTAAGCCAGTTTACAAAGTGTGACTTAAAGTCACGTATGTTTTGTTTTTTCTCGTCTGTCATCAAAAGGTGATTGTTAAACACATCAAGCATTTTACTTAACTGAGTTTTACTAATGTTGTTTTGCATGCACACAACCTCTGTCCAACTTGGATCATGAAGGCACTTTTGTACATAATCTTGTACAACATTAATAACCTTTACTGTTTGTCTTTTGCTTGTCGCTTTTGGTTTCTTTGCTCTTTCTTCAACCTGGTAACTATCGTAGTTACAGATGGTTATCTTTGTGTACTTGTTTGTCGTTTGCATGTCGATTTCACCTGTCTGCTTTAATCTTGTCAAAGATGTTCTCAGCTGACGTACAGGTATGCTCAGATCTGACGATAGTCTTGAGAGACTTGTCATGTACTCTCCTCTATTTACTTTTTTACCCATGAATCTACAGTCGTCGTAACACGCATTGAGCAGTACATGTATAAATACGCTTTTGACGTTTGAGTCAGTGTACCATTCCCAATCAAGTATTCTTCGGTGTAGCTTTATAAATCCTTTCATATTTCTCTTGTTGTGATTTTGCTCCGTTGGCAGAAGCGTGTGCAACGTCAAGCAGGTGTTGTTTTTTTCCTGAATAGATAAGGTTTGTAAAGTCCTCAAATTTTTGGACAAAGTTTACATCGTTCTCAGAGTATAATTTTTTTACTATACTTTTTTT